GGCCAGTCATAAAAAAAGGGGGAATAAAATCCCCCCTCTCAAATTGTTTAGTCTCTTACTTGAATGATACGTTTGAAATACTAATTCTTGCAAGGTAGTCTGCCGCATTACCAAGAGATGATGCTGTGTTTGATAACTCAACATAACCATATCTTGTTAAGAAACTTACTACTGGCTCGAATGTAGATGGATCAAGTACCACACCTGATGACATTAACGGTATGTACGGACAATAGAATGCTGGAGCATCTGCTTCTGATGAACCTTTGTATCCTACTAATACGTCTGTACCTGTAGCCGCATAACCGTCAACATACACTCTCATTGAGTTGTTTAAAGTTCCTACAAACTTAGTGTTTGTTGGTGCTTCAAATACGCCCTCAGTTGAACGTGCAAATGCTGATGTTGTTGCTGACTGTAGTATTGTTAATGCTTCTGATGAAACAACTGCATAGTTACCCGCACCTCTTCTTGTTCTTTGTGCGATTAAGTTTGCTTGTTGGTTGATAAGAACCGCAAGAGCGGCATGCTCGTCACCAACAAATGTTGCTGTACCTGAAACAGCAGACTGATCAAAAGCACCAGCCGCAGAACCTGCCAATGATCTTAATGATGTTAAGATTTCTTGGTCGATCTCAGCAGTAATTTCTTGGGCTAATGCCGCCATAATTTCTGCTTCAATGTCGATTCCTTGTTGTGCTTGAGCGTCTTGAGCCGCTTCAAAAGTCCATCTTGCTGATAGTTTTCTTGATTTTGCTTCAACAACTTGCTTTAAGATTTGCACGTTTAATTTCTTACCTGCAGCTCCTTCTAGTGTTGCTGTTGCTGATCCCTTTGCAGGATCGCTATCGTTACCTGAGTAACTTGCGGCGATCTTGAAAGGTGATAATGCTTCGTCACCAGCCGCGATGTTTGTTGCACCGTTGACTGTTGTGTCTGCATATCTTACTCTCAGTGTGTGAATCTGACCAACGGGACCTGTCATTGGTTGTACACCAATAAGTTCGTTAGCGATCACTGTAGGCATGACCCTTCTTATCACAGGCAAAATAACTCTGTTCAGAGTAGCAACGTTACCACTTTGTGTGGCTCCGCTTGTAGCAGCCTCTGACAGGTATTTGCGTGTGTTTTCAAGGACCACATCCAATGATTTGGCCTTAGTACCAGTTACACCTTCCATAAGTGCTTGTTTGGTCTCTTGCCATTTGTGTTCTAGCAATTGGGATGTCATTTTTTCATTTCTCCTTAATTAATACCTGCTAATTTACGGACATCGATGATCTCCGCGTCTGTGTTTGTTGCCTGTGGTTTTGCCTTTTTATCGCCTGTTGTTTCTGATCTTGATTCTGATATAATCGAAGCCTTCTTGGCATCTTTCATTACGTGTGGAAGATACTTGTTGAAAGCAGTTTTCAAGTTGTCTGTCTGTACTGTTTCTAACAGATTTGACATTACATCTTTTTTGTCGCCTGATAGAGGTGATAGCATTTCATTAAGAACTTTGTCTCTTCTGTGTCTGTTTTCAATTTTAGATTTTGCAATCTTTTCAGACTCAAGAAGTTTCTCATTCTTATGTATTTTGCTCTCTGCTTCGTCAAGTTTGCCTTGTAACTTACGAATTTCTGAAGTCTCGTGTAGGTATGAAGTCAAATATTCTGAAGTGTATGCTTCGAATATCTTTCTTCCAAAATTGTTTTCACGAGCAACTTTAATGTCCTCTTTGAACTGAGTCATCTCTTTAGTGATATTTTCACTAACGACTGTCTCAACAATTTTGCTTGCCTTCTTGATGAATGCGTTTCTAATCTCAGCAAATTTTTCTTTTGCTTCTTTGACCAGTTTCACACGAGTTTCCACTACAGATTTCTTGTCGCTTTCAAATTCGTTAAGTTCTTTTGCAAGTGTTTTTGTTACAAATGCTTCAAGTGTCTTAATTTGTTCTGCCGCTCCATTTCTATCTTTGTGTAACTCTGTCATCTCGTTGGCAAGTTGCTTGGTAATGAACTTCTGAAGCATTTCCATGTGTGGTTTAACGCCTCTTTTGTACATTACTCTTTGTGCCGCAAGTTGTTTTCTGTCTTCAACAAACTCAGCAATCTCTTTCGAAAGTGCTTCGTTTACCATGCGGTCCATTGCTTCTACCATAACAGACTTATCATGTTCGTATCGTTTTGCAAACTCTTCTCTGACCTCAGCCTTGGCTGTTTCTTTGACTTCTGATAACTTGGATTCCCACGCTTCTTCAATAGATACGCGAGTTTCTTGGTTTACCAGGTCTTTGTCAAGGAGTTGTTTGATTACGTCTAGCATGTTTGTCTCCTTATTTTAGTTTTAGGTCCCTTATTAATTGGACCACTCCTTCTTTTAGATGCTTTTGCGCCTTCACATCGTGCTTCACTGCTTTTGCAACGCCCAATAGTTGATGACCGCCTCTCATATTGAGTAGGCCTTCATATATTGGTGTTGGGTATGCATTTGGAGCCGACGGTTGTGCAACAACATCCACAGTAATAATGTCAAATTCTGACACATTACCGCTTCCTTCGTCTACGTTTCCTGAGCCTCTGCTTGATACGCCTAGTTTTACGCCTGATTGTAGCATTGTTTCTACAAGCTTACCCATCGGTGTAGGTAATATTTTTAATTTGCCATATCCGTTGTTGCCTTCCATGTACATGCTTGTTAACATGTGTGACACTCTGTCAAGATTTATTTTTAAATCTTCAGGATGGTCAACTTCGCCGAGGACACTTTGGCCCCCAGCGATTGTGTCGGATATTTTTTGCACTGCTCTGTTGATCTCGAAAGTTGGATACACTCTTTGGTTTGCGTTCTTGACATTGCCTTGAATACAAATACCTTTCATGTATAAGTCCTTACCTTCGTTATTTGATTCAACCACTACTTGTGCTTGATCAAATGTAAGATGTTCACTTAGTACTTGCATATCCTATGTTTCCTTACTTAGATGCAACAGGTGACGCAGACTTATTAGTGTCTGTTGTCATTGCCGCAGGTGCTTTTGTGCCTTTAACATTCTTTTGACCGCCGGCATTAGCAAAGGTATCACCCATCGCTTTTGCTGTGTCGCCTGTAAGTGCTTTACCTACGCCGCCACTTTGGTCACCGCCTGCTGAAAAATCAGTGGCTTTAGCATTGTTAATTGGTCTATTTTTTGAAGCCACTGGACCTTTTTTGTTGTCAGCAGTAGTTTCGTTGCCCATTTTTTCTGCACCATGGCCACTTTTTACCATTTCTGCATACTCTTTGACAATTTTGTCTGCTGATTCAAAAGCCACTGGCTCGTCAACTGCTTCGTCTTTTGGCTCTTCTGGCTGGTCATCATCAGCGTCCATCATTTTTGCAAACTCTGCTTTAAGGGCATCAAGTTCTTTTTCTAATGGTTCAAATGCTTTTTCTGTTTCGCCATCTTGGTCGCCATCGTCATCAAAGTCACCGTCATGATCCATGCCATCTTCATCGTCCATGTCCATGCCATCGCCTTCTGCTTCAATGTCGCTTAAAAGATCATCAGTCTGATCACCACCGATTTCTTCGATAGTTTCGTCAGTTGCTTCTGCAGGCTCTTCTGATTCTGTTGTTTCTTCGTCATCATCTTCTGAATCGTCTGCTTCTTTCATCTTTTCTTTAGACTTTTTGTCTTTTTTCATTTTGTCATCGTGTGCGGCTTCGTCAACTTCATCACCTTCAACTTTGTCAGATGATTCTTCAGTAGTTTCTGCCTCTTCTTCAGCAAGAATGCCTTCATAGATCTGTCTTGATTTCTCAACAACAATCTCGTGAAAGACTTTTTCTGCTTCGTCTTTGTTTTCGTTTACTAGAAGATCTAGTAATTTCTCAAATTTTGACATGATAATCGTCTCCTTTGTAGTGAATATTTAACAAAAGGAAAAAGGTTCAACCTTTTAAGGGGTCTTTTTGGCCATTTTGGCTAGGTGTTCTTCGAATTGATCATAGGTTATGTCAATCCAATTGGGTATTTTGGCTAGTTTGGTGGGTGAATTTTGCCCATCTAATACCACATGATAGAAGTTTACACCAGGATTCTTGGTGGTGTTAGTGATCATTTGATTCAGCCAATTGCCGTAATAGGTGAAACTTGAGTTGGGTTTGCGATATCTGTCCATGCCTTTGTACATGTTATTAAGTCTACGACCTTTGTCATCCGCAATTTTGCCATCTGGTGTTACTCCGAAGAAATCCATGCCCAAAATGTACAGTGTTTGAAACTTTTTGTAGTCTAATGCTATTCTGCAGGAGGTTGGTCCTGATGACCATCCCCAATCACGCTCAATTCTTTTGATGCGTGTGTCTTTGATGCCACCACGTGGATAGGTCCACATCTCTAATTTGTTGGGCACATCACGTTCTGCAATGTATTTCACTGTGGGAATATCCACTGCTACCAAGGCATCTGGCCAAAAATCTTCTACAATAGGCAAAACATTCATGCCTATGATATATCCGTTGCCTTTCAGTTTGTTTAGATCGAAATTTTTGCGTGATTCACCGTTTGCAATGATAAAACAGGGTTCGCCTTTGGGTCTATATGCTGTGTCTTTGGGAGGCAGAGGCTCCTTCAGTATAGGATTTAGTACTTTTTTTTCTGCTACTTTGTTGGCCTGTGCCGACAGCGTTTCTAGATTCTCTTTGGCTTTTGCTTTCATGGCATTGTCCAAATAAGCATCCACAGACACATCTTGTTTGTTCAAGGCATTAAATTTAGTCTTGCCAGCCAAATATGCTTTGTAAGCCGCAATTCGGAAGTGTATTCTTCTACTCATCTACAGAAAATAGTTATTAAAGAGTTGGTTCGGCTGCATCAGCAATTGATCCGCCATACATTTTTTGATATAGTTCAAGTGCAGACTGTTTTTCTTTGCGTCTTGCCTGCATGTGCATTCTTAAGTTGTTGATCATCTCCAAAGTAAGTCTGGATTTTCTTGTGTCTTCATCCATCTCATAGCGAGTTTGATCTTTGAAAGAGTTATATCTGTCATCATCAATAGCATTAAAAAATTCAAACAGTTGCATATTGTTATTTACGCTTCTTCGCCACCTTCATCACCAGAATCAACAATATCATCGGCTGTGTCTGTGTCGTCTCCTGTTGGTTCATC